TAGGTATTCCTGGTTTAGTAGACGCAGATAGACAATTACATCTGAACAGCTTCGTATTAGTAGACTTTGTTCCTACAAGCGAAAACATCTGTAAGTATTTGAAACTGTATGCTCAAGAGCGTATTGGCGATTTTGCCACAGTAACAGCCGTTGAACTTTGGGAAACTAAAAAATCACATTGTAGATACGAGGATTAAAATGTCAGCATTAAATGTTAGAGTAGATCGTATTGACTGGTGGGAAACTCCTAAGTCACGTAGCACTTACATTAGAGGCTAATTGTGAATAAACAGATTGTAGAATTTGATCTACAGGCTAAAGACTATGCGGCTATGGAGTTAGCTGTGTCTGGGCAAGGTGGAATTCCAAGATTTAACCAATTATATCGCGACAAGTTTGCTGAGTTGATTGTGAAAGAATGTGATCAGTATGTTGCCGAACATTACGACGAGATGGAACCGTGGATGCAACCGGGCGACTTGTTAGAACATTTTGGAGTTAAATAATGAAACGCAAAATACCATTGAACCAACGGATATTGGGTAAGATCTTTATGTATCTACATCATCGAGCCTGCCACGATAACGATGTGGTTCGTCTACGTTGGAAACGTGCGTATGATAGATTTCATGCCCATCACCTGCCAGATAACGGTAGTCCAAATTTTGTTAATACTTACACAGCACATAGGTGGATGTAATGATTGACGCTAAACGTTTAGAATTCTTGCGTGAGTGCTGTGATTTGTCTAACGATGAATGGGGCGAAACTATTCGCGGTTTACTCTCGGCCTACGATAACTGTGTATACGCCAGTGATGAGTTTAAGACAGCATTAGAGAAAGAGTTAGAAACAGAACTGATCTGGGCAGAATGTTCTTGTACTATTGTAGAACGCACAGAAACACGCGAAGTAACTTATAAAGAATTGGAGATTAACGAATGACCTTAACAGTATTCAGCTTACTAGCATTATTTGGCATTAAACACTTTATCGCAGACTTCTTAATGCAGTATGATTACATGCTGAGAGAGAAAGGTATCTATGGTGCTGAAGGTGGCCTTCATCATGCGCTAGTACATGCTAGCTTTACATTCTTTATTCTGGTGTTTGTAGCTACTAATGCCAATGTAATGATTGCCCTAGCGGCCTTAGACTTTGCTGTACATTACCACGTAGACTTCTATAAACAACAGCTAAATAAAAATCTAACCACAGCAGATAGAATGTTTTGGGTATTGTTGGGGTTAGATCAAGCATTGCATTATCTAACTTATATTGGAATTATCTATGTCGCTACTCGCTAAAATCATTGTTAAAAATAAATGCTGGGTGGTCGAACTCGATGGCACCAAAGTTGGTACTATCATGACTAATCCAAAAGGAGTAGTTTACTCGCATGAAAATAAACGTGAACAGTTTGCCAGTTTAAAACTGTGCAGTGACAAGTACAATATTATTGTAGATAAAACACCACCCAAGCGTGTGATCACAGAAAGTAACAGTGTCTATGGTTTTCCTTGTGAACACAAACCCAACAACATCTTATGGGATGTCAAACACAAACTACCTATCTACACCAAGGGCAGTAAAAGTAAAAGTTTCTTCTGCGCTGGATACTATATTGTCAAATTTAACAATGGTTGGGTCAAGAGTTATTGTCCTAAACTAATCACACTTAATCGCTATCCCTATGCTGGTCCATATGACACCTTAGAGGAAATGCAAGAACGCTTACGTATCGCAAATGGAGCACTCTTTGGAACAACAATTAAGCCTGCATCTGAAGAACTTTAATAAAAAAGTTCTAGTAATGAATCAAACTAACAGTAAAGAGTTAGTCTTAACAGCATTAGAAGCACGTAATATTCAAGCAGAACTGTTTGAATTACTGGCTCATATTGTTGACCTCACTGACGCTAAAAAAGACACTGCCAACGAAGTTGTCACTGTACACCTTAATGGTGGAAAATTCTAATTATATACTCAGATAATTGGCATAAATAAATGTACTATGATAAGAGAATTCAAACCAACCTGGTTATATCTAAAACAACATAATATAACAGGATTAAAATATTTTGGAAAAACTATAAGAAATCCAGATACCTATAATGGGTCCGGAATTCATTGGACACGACATTTAGCTAAACACGGAACTGATGTTTCTACTATATGGAAACAACTATTCACAGACAAAGAAGAACTAACACAGTTTGCTTTAAAATATTCACAAGATAATAATATTGTAGAATCAGCAGAATACGCAAATCTTAAACCTGAAGATGGACTAATGGGCGGCGATACAGGCATCACTGAAAAAGGTCGCAGTGTTATCAGCGAAAAATCTAAATTATTTAAACATTCCGATGAATCAAAACAAAGAATAAGAGAAGCAAGACAAAAACAAATACCTACAATGTTAGGTAAAAAGCAGAGCGATGAAACTAAAAGAAAAATTGCGGAATCTGTTAAGAAACGTCATGCTCAAGGAGTGTACAAGTGAGTCGCCCTAAACCAACGGTGCTATTAGAGCACGTCAATAAAACAACTTACAAGAGCGATCAGATTCTCAATAGTGAAGGTATCTGGGCGGTGTTTTACGACAATCAACCTATCAACTTAAAAACACAGAATATTCTTGTAGCATATCCAGGACCTAAATACAAGAAAGTTTCATTTAGTAATCCAGGTCACGCAATTAATCTAGCTAAAAAACTCAACACCTTGTTTAAGAGTGACAAGTTCAGTGTGGTGTTGTTAAAAGCTGGTGATCAAATCTATCCCTAATCATGGCACGCACTGCTGAATCATTGCAGAATGTATGGCAGAATAAGTTCCAAGAATACAAACTGAACCCGTTTACCACAGACACCAAACTTAGTCTACGTTATCAACGATTTGACAGTCCAGCAAGTTGGTGGCACAATCCAATGAATCCAAACAGTCTTAGACTGACCAGACCTGCGTTTAATATGCTAAAACAGAACAAAGAAATCCAAACATGGAAATTTGACTGTCGTGAAGATATTATTCCACGTACTATGCTACAGTTAGAAAAGTATTTTAAAAGCCCTTACTATATTCAAAATCTTAAGACCATATATGTGTTTGATGATCGTGAAGCCATGATGATTGCCTTACACGACAATAATCTACGCCAATATCTAGATAATCAAAGTTTGTAACAAATTGTAAAACCCATTGACTTTTTGGTGTTTTTGTGCTAATATGACTATAAATAATATTAACAAAACAAGGAGTACATCATGCTTTTAAAGAAAATGTTTTTAGTATTAGGTGTTTCAACTACATTGATTGCAGCTTCAATTTCACCAGCACAAGCACATGAAGGGTTCCGTGGCGGGTATCGTGGTGGATATCATGGTGGCGGATATGGTTGGGTCGCTCCTTTAGCCATTGGTGGTTTAATTGGCTACGAATTATCTCGTCCATATTACACTCCTCCACCAACAGTAGTATATACACAACCTCAGGTTATTTACACACAGCCACAGGTAACATATATCCAACAAACTCCAGGTGTGCCACAAGCACCAGAAGGATATCACTATATAACCATAACTGATCCTAACTGTAATTGCCAAAAGCTGGCATTAGTAGCTAACTAAACAAGCCCCGAAAGGGGCTTTTATTTTGGTTGACTTTTTGATTAAAAGGCTGTATACTTATGAAACTATGAGATGCGATGAATGTAAATTTTGTGTGTTAGAAGACTATGGATACTCCAACTGGACAGTTGAGGGTTCCGATGCTCGCTGTGTGTTGAACTTGAATCCTAAATTTCCAGCAGACCACCGTTGGGGTCACAGCCCAGAAGCAGAGTTTGCTAACGAATGCCCACGATACACTCAAGGGTCGCCAGTTGAAATTGATGTGGATCAAGAAAGTGGTCATATCCTAAACTATGTCAACGACCCAGAAGTACGTGAGATAATTGAAAAAGAAGTAATGTGGGAGGCTTTAAAGAATGAAAATAACTAAATTAGAAACCAACGATGTATTACAGTGGACGGGTGCTCCACTAGTTGTAGCAGGGCACACTCTGAATGCTATTGGTCCAAGTGTGTATCCTTGGAACATTATAGTATTCTTTTTTGGTACAGCCTGCTTTCTAACTTGGGCAATTCGTACTCGTAACAAGCCACAAACTCTGGTTAATATTATTAGTTTAACCATTGGATCAATTGGCATCTATAACGCATTTTTTGGTTGACTTTTGGTTGTTTTGAGTGTATAATGTTACACATACAATAACAAAACAGGAGCAAACTATGTCAGATCTACAATGGGAATTACAAGCATACGGTATGCCAAAAGCGGCAGTAGATCGTATGGTAAAAGAACAAGCGTTTCCAGGTCAAGAAATGATGTTTGCCGCAGGTATGTTAAGTGATGCACAACAGATCTTAGATCCAGAGTTTAATACAGATGGTTGGGTAAGTCCAGAAACAGCTAACCGCGCTCGTCAATATATCAACATTGCCAAGTACATCATGTTTAACTTAATGAAAGACGAAAGAGAGGCTGCTTAATTATGATGCGTCCAGGTACATACTATGTTGGTGATTTGTGTTATGTCATGCACCCACAGTGGCGAGAAGTCTGTAACCTAATGTTTGCTATAGATGGTCCAGGTGTCCTAAATGGAGAATTTAACCTAGCCAATGGTGTACGTTTTGCAGTTAGTTCAACTGCCTACGGTGATGGTACATACCAAGATCAACAAGGTCGAGAGTATCCAGTAGACGCAGGCCTAATTGGGTGTATTCGTGTAGAAGATGTCTATGACCCAGAGTGGTGGTTAGAAGGTGTGCAGACAGTTGAGTTTGACAGACCATTTGAATTAGTGAATACCGATGGCGTTATTAAGTTTGTCACAGTAGATAGCAATGTTGTTATTGAAATTGATACTGACCCAGAATATGGTGACGAAGAAGATGAATTTGATGAGGAAGAAGCGTAATGACTCTAGAAGATCAAGCAATCGTAGACCAAATTTGGGGTTCAGAGGGACTGACTAGAGAGGACCGTGAAGCAGTTGAATCTATTGTGGCCATGGCAGAATTAGCTGTGGCTAGATTTAACGCAGGCAAGTGTGTGGTTATTCCAGATTCAGACACACTGCATTAAGTACTTGACATCTGTTCAGTTTGAGTGTATACTGTATGCTTAGAAGTTAAAAATTCCGTAGTTAATTTATAGAAAGGCTAGACAAATGGCAGTCTCAGAAAATCGTACCGTAACTAGTGAAGAAGCAAGAATTGCTTTACAACAATGTTTTAAAACTAAACGCCCAGTGTTCCTTTGGGGTCCTCCAGGCATTGGCAAAAGTGAACTAGTAGAAAGCATTGCAGAAGAAATGCAAGGTCATATGATTGACTTGCGTTTAGGACAAATGGATCCAACTGATATTCGTGGTATTCCATTTTACAACAAAGAAAACAACTTGATGGATTGGGCACCTCCAATTGACTTGCCAAGTGCAGAACTAGCTGCACAGTATCCAACTGTGGTGTTGTTTTTAGATGAAATGAACAGTGCGGCTCCTAGCGTACAGGCTGCAGCTTATCAGTTGATTCTTAACCGTCGCATTGGTAAGTATGTGTTGCCAGACAATGTAGTATTAGTTGCCGCAGGTAACAGAGAAGGTGACAAAGGCGTTACATTCCGTATGCCAAGTCCACTAGCTAACCGTTTTATCCATTTGGAAATGCGTCCAGATTTTGATGCGTGGCAACGTTGGGCAGTGCAACATAACATTCACAAAGACGTTGTGGGTTATGTAAGTTTTGCTAAACAAGACTTGTTTGACTTTGATCCAAAAGGTTCAAGCCGTGCTTTTGCTACACCACGTAGCTGGACTTTTGTTAGTCAATTGCTAGAAGGTAACTTACCTACTAACATTGAAACTGACTTGGTAGCAGGTACAATTGGTGATGGTACCGCAGTTAAGTTTATGGCACACCGTAAGGTAGCAGGACAAATGCCTAACCCACGTGAAATTTTAGAGGGTAAAGTTAAAGAGTTGAAAGTTAAAGAAATTTCAGCTATGTATTCATTAACAGTTAGTATGTGTTATGAGTTGAAAGATCTTAACAGTCAAAAAGACAAAGTTACTACAGAAAAATGGCATGAAATGGTAGATAACTTCTTTGGCTTTATGATGGCTAATTTTACTACAGAGCTTACTGTTATGGGTGCTCGTGTAGCGTTAACTGTGTACAACTTACCATTTGTTCCAAACAAATTGAAAACATTTGATGAGTTCCACAAACGCTTTGGCAAGTACATTGTACAAGCTGTAGCTTAATGTTACCAAAGAAATTAATCACTGCCACTGCTACTGCTTATGTGATTGCAAAGTATCTTCAAGAGCTTTGCAGTCACGTAGGTAGTGACAGTTATTATACAAGTCCAATTAGACTACAACATGGTCCAGGTACAGGTGGATTTGGGTTTAAAGGCCTAGGCAAACCTAAAAAACGTTTAGGTGGTACTGGTAATAACGACTGTGCTAAAGAACGTTTTAGAGGTATTACTGACAGTTTAGATCTTACATTTAGAACTATTGAAAAGATTAAGTTTAGAACTAACAGTTGTATTAGCCTAACAGAACGCAACAGAAACGATCATCGTATAGAACATACTGAAGAACTGATTGATCTATTCCTTGAGTTTGAACAAGACTACATTGTTGCCAACCAACCATTTACCCCAAATGACCTAGCTAAATTTGTTTTAGAGCGTACTCTAGTATGTCTAATAGAACAAAAAGAACAAAAGAAAAAAGGCACATATGATCCAACTGTTCCTTTTAGCAAATATACCAATCCTGTGTTCTACGAAGGGCAAGATGTCAGTGCTCTAACTAAGTTAGAACTACAGGCTATTACTGCTGAACAGTATGCTGATATTCTAGCAGAAGTAGCTACTTACGATTGGAGTGAAAAAGTTAAAGAGCAAGAACAGAATTTGATCAATAGTGGTGGTCATCACAGTTTACCTTCTATGGAAATTGCTGTAAAATATTATGATGATGCGTTTTCTTTGCTTAAATATTATTATCACTATCAGTTAAGACAAATAACTGATCCAACTGAAAACATGTTATATTATAACGAAGCAGTAGCTAAACTATACAAGGAATGGAATGAAGAACTATCAATGGCATGAGTGGGACGTACAGCATTTTAAAACACTTAGTACACTAAATCAAGATCCAACTAAAGAACTGATCCATAATCGCATGGGTCGTCTCTATTGGGTATGGAAAGGTGATGCATTGTATGTTCAACGTTTTGCTCGTGAAAATGGTCCATATCAAGGACGTAATCTTAAATTTCTACGCAAATTAAAACCCAATGCACAGACTATTGTAGACGTAGGCATGAATGTTGCTAACAACACCATGGAATATGCCACTTGGGCACAGGAAGTACATGGATTTGAGCCATTTCCAGAAACATATAACCTAGCAGTAGAAAACATTACACTTAACCAACACGTTGAGTTAAAAGGACGCTATTGGGATACCAAGACTATTAGTACCATACATGATCCAAATCATGCAGATGGTTGGTTTAAACAACCAGATGGTTCATTTGCTAGTTTAGCGTTGACTGCTAATATTGTTGCACACAATGAAGGACTTGGTAATATTCCTGGTATTATGGAAATGGAACATCACCCAAACAATGCAGGTCATAATTGTATACTCACAGAAGATCGTCGTGCTAAAACCAAACGTGACCTACACAAAGTTAATGTCAACACCTTAGACAGCTATGCTTTTGACAATGTGGACATTATTAAAATTGACTGTGAAGGATATGAATATCCAATCCTACAGGGTGCAGAACAGACTATTCGTCGTTGCCGTCCTATTGTGCAGTTAGAAATTGTAGAAGCACAATGCCGTCACTTTGGTTATACTCCAGACGACATGTGGGATTTCTTCATTAACAAGATTGGTAACTATGGTGTCTATGACTTCAAAGGGCAAAGATTACCAGACGAATGGTTGCGTATCAAAGGTGTAATGGATCGTTTCTTTGTGCCTTTAGAAGTGCCTGTAGAAGCAGATACTAGCAATACTAAACACCCAGGTATGGGAGCCAAGGGCTTTGGTAAGAAAAAGAAAGTTACCTACGCCAATCCAGACCTAATCCAAGAAGCCTAATAGGACTAAGCCCTGCAAGGGGCTTAGAACATAGTATGGGTCTAACAGCAGCAAGTCGTTATAAAATACAAAAGATGGATCGTCGCTACAATGGCCACGGGCTGTTTTCACATCGTGTCAAAGTATATTGGAACGAAGAATTCCTAAAGATACGTCATTGGTGTTTTGAATCTTTTGGTCTGGGCTGTGAGTTGGAACTGTTTGAAATAAATCAGCACTTGGAATTAGGGTACACTTGGGCCTGGCAGACTAACGATTTTCGCAGAGAATTGTACTTAAACGATGCTCAACTAAGTGCGTTTATCATGTACAACACTTGAAATAAGATTTTCTAACCCGCCACAGATATTAAATTTTGGATCTTTTTTAATGGTTTGTAGGGCATTAATTAAGAAATCATAGTCTACATCAGGATTGTTGTCAATTTGATTATCCTGCCACCAAGCATCACTCATATGTCCCCAACGATCAATCTTACTAAATCCAGTGTGATTAATACCTACTTGTTTGCAGAAATTGTAGTGATCTAGTACTTCAAGATAGTTCTTTTTCTGTACAACAAATGAAGTGTTGACTCTTAGAATACCCATTTTAATCATAGCTAATACACCATCTACAATTAAACTGTACTTGCCGCCACGCACTTCTTTATAGGTAACTTCATTGCCAGCATCAAAACTAACGCATACACTGAATATCTGGCTTTTAAGTTTCTCTAATAGATCTAAATTTTTAGTAACTAGATTACCATTGGTAGTCAGATTAAATTGAAAACATTTTGGTAAACGTTCGCTTCTAAAGAAATTTTGATATGCTGAGCTGGCAAAAATATCACCTAGCCCATCACATTGAAACCAAACAGGCAGTTGAAAATCCTGATAGTCATTGATTAGTGTATCTAAGATCTTTGCAGCCTGAGGGTTTACATCTTTTGACCAATCAACACTGGTTCTGCAACTACCGCATTTAAGATTGCAGTTACGATCAATCTGTAGATTCATCATTGTTGGTAAACTTGGTCTTTTGATGACTTGGTCCAAATTATCCACTTGGTCCAAATTCCAAAGTTTAGCACATTCATCTTTACGACAGTATTGAAAAGATTGGTCTACGATTGATCCTCTGAACTTTTCAAAGTTTTGATTGGCAAATATTTCCAGTAGGCTATTTTGATTTAGGTTACCCATGTTGGCGCCAAAGGTATGCCATCCTGCACACAAACAAGATGCTACATTGCCATTTGGGTGTATATTAATAGTATCAAACGAAGCAGAACAAAATTTAGGCATAAAGGTATTTATAAGCCCAATTTTGAGCTTGACAAATACCTAGTTTGAGTGTATAATAGTTACATACAATTAAGAAAGTTAGACGATGACAACAGCTACTACAAATTCAGAAAAGAAAAAACGCATTGGCATTAAAACAGATGCGCAAGTAGACGCACAAGTACGCGAAAAAATTATTGGTGCTCGTATTGCCTTACTGTTGAAAGCACCATTTTTTGGTAACTTGGCTACACGCTTACGTTTAGAAAACGCAGACGAGTGGTGTCCAACTGCGGCAACTGATGGACGTAAACTATACTACAACACAGAATTCCTTAAAAAAATGCCAGCTAAACAGTTGGAATTTTTAATTGGGCATGAGGTAATGCACTTAGTTTACGACCATATGGGACGTAACGGCGACCGTGATCGTCGTTTGTTTAACTGTGCGGCAGACTACTGCGTTAACCAAGACTTGTTAGATCAAAAGATTGGTGAAAAGATTCCAGTTGGGTTGTACGATCCAAAATATCGTGGGTGGAGTGCTGAAGAAGTCTACGATGACTTATATGCTAAAGCTGATAAAATTAGCATTGAAGACCTAGAAGAAATGTTGCTTGACGAACACTTAGACGGCGATGAAGATGGCGACGGTAACAGCAGTGCCAATGGTGAAGGCCCAGAAGGTGACGGTAAAGGCAAGGGTCGTCCTAAACTTTCAGAAGCTGAAAAGAAAGAAATCCGCGACGAGATCAAAGAAGCTGTTATCTCAGCAGCACAGACTGTAGGTGCAGGACAACTACCAGCAGGTGTTCGTCGCTTAATCAAAGACCTAACAGAGCCACAACTTAACTGGAGAGAGTTGTTGCAACAACAAATCCAAAGCACTATCCGTGCAGACTACAGTTGGGCACGCCCAAGTCGTAAAGGTTGGGACATGGATGCTATACTTCCAGGTAACGATTTAGAAAAAGAAATTGATATCTGTGTAGCAGTTGACGCATCAGGCTCAATGAGCGACGAAATGCTCAAAGACATTCTAAGTGAAGTCAAAGGCATTATGGAAAGTTACAACAGTTTCAAACTACACCTTTGGAGTTTTGATACTGAAGTATACAATGCCACAGTATTTACAGCTGAAAACATTGATGAAATTATGGATTGGGAAGTTGGTGGAGGTGGTGGTACACTGTTTGAAGCCAATTGGCAGTACATGGTAGATAATGACATAGTACCTAAGAAGTTTGTGATGTTTACAGATGGATACCCAGGTGATGGTTGGGGTGATGAAAACTACTGTGATACCTTGTTTATTATTCACGGTAGCACAAGTATTACTGCACCATATGGGTTAACTGCGTATTATGACTTAGACAAAGGAACTAAACGATAATGCCTTATGTAACTGTTGAAGAAGAAGTTTGGGTTGACTTAGATGACTTTGAAACTGAAGATCTGGTTGAAGAACTTACACGACGAAAAGGCACTACCAGTGCTACTTGGACTGGTGCCAGTGGCAATGAGTTAGTTCGAGATATCTACATGGCCAAACACGTTCGTGGGCAACCATATGATCATCTGGTAGATGAATTAATCAGCACAGTATTAGGAAAGGTAGTATAATGTCTGACGATAAAAAACCTAAAATTACCTTTGCACCTAGCTTTTTTGAAAACTTTGACGGGACTCAAGAGGAACTTGATGAGTTAATTGCGCAGGTTACGCAGATCTTAGAAGAAAAAGTAGAATCAGGCGAATTGGCGGATATTGAACGCACTATTGTTCACAATGGATCTACTGATGAGTCGACTGCTGATCAAATGATAGAGCTAACAGACATGTATGGGGTTGATGACGACGGGTTTATTAAATACCCTTTCAAGGAGTAAGAATTATGGCATTAACTTGGAATGACATGCAGCGTATGAAGAAAGTAGAAGCCAAAGCTGATGAGCTTGGCTTTAAGTTAGCAGACACTCCCTACAATACCAGCGCATGGATCAGCATTGGAGTTAACAGTGATATTTACGTAAAGCCCAAAGATGACTGTTTACCGCACTATAGCCGTGACACTTATTTCTTCAGTGGTACTATTGAAGCTATTGACTATTGGCTACAAGGTATTGAGTGGGCTCGCAAGTATGATGAGACACTTAAACTTACCAATGATAAAAAGCGCACAGCCAAAGAAGATCTTGAACGTAAAAAGCATCTAATGAAAACTCTCAAGACTGGTAAGTTAGTCACAGGTAAGTTAGGTGGAATAGAAACCATTGAAGAAGATGAAGAGGACGATGAAATGGATCACAGTTACGGCTATGCCGATGACGGTGGTTCTGGCGCTTACGCTTGACATTTTGATTCATTGACTGTATAATTACTACAATGAAAAATACCAAGAAAATTAAAATGAATATACGTAGACATCAAGCATTGTTTAACAAGGATTTACCGTTTAAAGCCAAGGTAGAACGTGACCGCACAAAATACAATCGTAAAAGTAAACATCCCCACCGTGAAGATTGAACATGATCTCAGAGAGGATATGCAGAATAGTCGCATGATTCTTGAAAAAGTCAAAAACGATCAGTATGCGCAGAACTTATATGCGGCTATGTGTAATATGCAGTGGCAAAAGTTGGAAATGTGGCCTGTGCTTAAAGATGAACTATGGTCAGTTACTTGGCGTACCGCGGGTGGCATTGTAGCAGAACTCAGAGGTGAAGGCGATTACCTAAGTTGGTACTGTAGCGGTATAAGTGGTGGTGTTGATTTATATGATGAGCAGATAGCCGCAGGATATGTACCAGAAAGTGTTGTAACAGATGAAATACTTGCTGACTTAGCTAGCTTAGGATGGCACCCTGTGCCATGGGAGGACTAATATGAAGAATGGCGTAGGCATTTATAGACGTACTGTAGTTAGGAATAAACTTGTTAATGTGCCAGACAAGTTTATGCCTGTGTTACGAACACAGCGTGGTACAGAAATTTACTACCGCTGGACATGGTGGGGTATTTTTGATCGTAAGCTAAAAACCATTTGGCATACAGGTTATAAAGATTGGGAGATTAAGTAATGCAATATCAAAGTTTTAGTTATACACCAACAGACATGGCAGAACAACTAACAGGTGCCACACACGATACACTTAGTTGGTTATGGCGTCATGAATATATTACTAAAGAGGACTATGAGGAACTAACTAACCAATTGGTTGTTATGGCTATTCCTAATAAGAAAGGGTTTGGCAAACGATTGCTAGAACGTTTCTTTGGTACTAAAGATGACGAAAACATTTGGGTATTTCCTATTGTAGAAGTAGGCACACATTATTCAAATACCAATACCAATAACCCAAAGAATGTAACCAAACTTAAACCTAAGCTAGAGGTTGTGGACAATGAAAAAACTGATTGAGTTTTTAGTTAGTGGTTGTTGGCATCAGTGGGAAGAAACAGACCGCAACGGTGTTCAAGACCATGACGGCATAGTAATTGGTTATGCTAGTTTCTGTCGGTGTACTAGATGTGGCATGCCCAAACGTTTTAACTTATACAAAGGATAGATATGAATAAATATCTTTTTTTTACACTGGCTATTATTGCTATTCCATTTGTGGTAGTTTACATGTGGGTGCGTCATCCAAAGAAAGTTTGGGCAGAAGCACGGCGTAGTTGGCGTATGATTAATCACGGGGAACAGGAATGAGCACAGGTCAAGCGCCAACGCAAGCAGATTTAGATCTACAGCAGATCATTAATCTACTAGACACAGTATTAACTTCAGACGATCAACGTCTTAAAGACATGCTACGTCAACTATTAGTCACTACTATTCTTATCACTGGAGAGAATCCAGCGGATATGATACGTGTAGGACCTTTGAATGATTTATTCAATCAACAGACCAGTCAAAGTCGACGTATTAGTCAACTGGAAGAACAAATACGTAGATTAGAAAATACTATTAATAACACTTATAGAGGCGGTGGTGGCGGAGCTAGCCCAAGATGGGGTGATTCGTTCCCAAACAATCCAACTAATCCATGGGGAGGAGGCAGTGGCTATCCTACTACCACATGGAGCAATCCACCATCTACGTGGAGCGGCAGTTCTAGCAGCATCGACAGTATCCGTGAGTTGCTTAAAAAGGATTTAGAATAATGGCTGCTACCTGGACTCCTCCTTGGTTTCAACGCTATTTAGACAGTCGTTTTGCATGGCGTCTACGTTTTGCTTGGCTACCTTATCGTAGCAGTGAATCTAATCAGCTTATTTGGCTTAAGCAGTTTTACTACGGTCAGAGACTTATTGATGGCCCAGCAGGTGAAAGTCCAGTTAAGTTAGAAAAATGGCTCACTGAAGAAGAATATACTTGGTTTGCTCTAACCAATGCTTAAGTATGGCGAAGTTAATCCCTTAAATGTACATGGCCTAAGGCAGTTAACCCACTGCCCGCCTCACTTTGAACGTGTGGAATTTGTGTCTATTGCTACAGGTAAACGTTTGTCAGATTGGATCTACGAAAATCTACAAGGTAGATTCTACATAGGTAACATAGATACTCCACAACACCGCCTGGCTCTTGTGGCGTTTGAGCTGGCCAGTGAAGCCAGCTATTTCAGCCTGCTACTGCCACAAATAAACACATTCTAAGAAATTTTTCCATCCCTCGCGTAGCTGTTAAATAGAATTGTCCCCTAAGGAGAATTTGACAAATGGCTAAGAAACAAGCAGAACAAACAGCGGCACCTGAAGTACCAGCTCAAGAGCCGCAACAACCAGCACCTAGTCTAACACTACAAGACCTAGTACTAGTTGCACAAATCATACAATTAACCTCACAACGTGGCGCTTTCAAAGCAGAAGAACTAGCTGACGTTGGTGGCTTGTATAACAAATTAATTGCATTTTTGCAATCAACTGGAGCATTAACACCTCCACCAGCAGCACCAACTGAAGGAAACTAACTAAAATGATTAAACACGTAGGTAAACACAATCAACGTAGAGTTGCGATTGTATACAGAAAAGTTCCTGGTGATGATCACATGTGTCTAGTAGCATATCCAGATACATTACCATCAATGATCCATGACGAAACAATGAAATGCCTAGAAAGCGCAGTAGGTCAACAGGCTAAAGAACTAGCTGATGCACTATTCCGCACTACAATGGCCGACGGAGAAAACTGTCTAGGTACATTGCATAAAAAAGGATACTTGAAAAAAGTTCCATGTAACCAAGTTATTGTTACTGCTAGTAAAAACAGCACATGCCGACTAGATCAATTAAACGCACTAATTGACAAGATTGACGCAGGTGGTGAAGCTGCAGAAGAACTAGCTAACATTGATAAGAATCGCGGTATTCGCGGTGCTAATCCAAGTGTTACAGAAGGCCGTGAAGTTGGTCAACCTCCATCACTAAAAACTTCATCAGCTGACATGATGGGTGACATTGCTCCATCAGCAGGTGTATTAAGTGATGCTGACATTGCTGACATGCATTTGACACAAGCTCAACAAATGGAAGCTCAGGCTAAGACATTATTAGCAGAAGCTAAACGTTTGAAAGCAGAAGCCGACGCTCTTAAACCAGCACCAGCTAAGAAAGCACCAGCTGCTAAACCAAAGGCTACAGCTAAAATTGAAACTACTGCACCAGCAAAGGCCAAGAATGTCAGAGCAACCAAAAAAGCCACAGCGTAAAAAGTTCAGTAAGAAAATTACACTCAATCACGCCAAGCGTTGGAAAGACATTGTTGAAGATGTAGATAAGAGAGAGGTACCCATTGACATACTGCAAGAAATTGTGGTTAAACTAGTTGATGGTACCAACATCTCAATCGATGTTAAAAAGTTAATTGTTGAAGGCATGGATCCTAGTGACATAGAAGAAATGCTGGATTTAAAATTTAACGAACTTGATGCTTATATTGCTAATGTGGATTTTCTAATTGATATTGACAAAGTGGTAAAAACCGTACAGCCAGAAACAGACAAGGTATTAAAAGGTCTATGATTTGTTCTATTTTAGCCTCAACTAATCTAGGCGGCATAGGCAATAGAGGTACCTTGCCTTGGCCTAAGCATAAAGAGGATCTTGCTTGGTTTAAAGAACATACTACAGATCAAATTGTAGTTATGGGCCGTAATACCTGGGATGATCCAATGATGCCCAAACCTTTACCAAATCGCACTAACTATGTAGTCAGCAGTCAACACGTAGCCAAAGAATATCAACATCTGGTACGTTGGATTCCCAGCAGTCCTGTAGACAGCATTAAAGAAATTCAAAAAAATAATCCAAAGCAGAATGTGTTTGTCATAGGCGGTAAACAGCTATATGATGCTACAGAACCTATTGTTGAACGTGTATATCTAACACGTATGAAAGGTGCTTGGTTCACTGATACTCGTATTGAGCTAGAACGCTATTTGGCTTGTTTCCGTATCAAAACAGTGCGCCCAGGCACAAACTGCACCTATGAAATTTGGGACCGTGTGCTGTTCTAAATTTGACTTCTATCCATAAAGGTAGTATAATAGTAATATGAAAACTTACCTTGACGCATTAAAATTTGTTTTAGATAATGGCACTGTGCAAGATGATCGCACAGGTGTCGGTACCATTGGCGTATTTGGCATGCAACAACGCTACGATTTATCCGAGGGCTTTCCAGCAGTTACTACTAAGAAACTAGCGTTTAAAGCCTGCTTAGGTGAACTACTATGGTTCATTGAAGGATCAGGTGATGAGCGTAGATTGGCAGAAATTACCTATGGTGATCCAGAAGGTAAGACTACTATCTGGACACCAAATGCTCTAGCACCTTATTGGATACCCAAAGCCAAGTATCAAGGTGACTTAGGTCGTGTATATGGAGTCCAATGGAGAGATTTTGGTGGCGTTGATCAAGTCGTAGGACTCATCAACGGCATCAAGAAAGACCCGTATGGCCGTAGACATATCATAACAGCGTGGAACCCAGGGCAGTTAGATCAAATGGCCTTACCTCCCTGTCACTGTTTTGCGCAGTTCTATGTCTCAGCAGACGGTAAACTAAGTTGTCAGATGTACCAGCGTTCGGCGGATTATTTTTTAGGTGTCCCATTCAATATTGCAAGCTATTCGATTTTAACGCATATGATTGCTCAAGTTTGTGACTTAAAAGTTGGAGAATTTGTTCATGTATTGGGTGATGCACACATCTATCTTAATCATGTAGAACAAGTTAAAGAACAACTTACAAGAGATCCGTTGCCTGCACCAACTCTTTGGCTTAATCCAGAAGTAAAAGATATTACTAAATTTACTATGGAAGATGTTAAATTGTTAAATTATCAATCACATTCTGCCATAAAAGCACCAATGGCTGTATAAATATATTAAAAGGCAGTGCTAAGACGCTGATTAATATATGACTAAAAAGATAACTCACATACACCATATTATACCAAAGCATATGGGGGGCACTAATAATGCAGATAATTTAGTAGAACTTACTATAGAAGAACATGCAGAAGCTCACAAATTATTATATGAGCAACATGGTAATAAATTTGATCATATCGCATACATGGCATTATCTAATCAGATTAGTAATGCAGAAGCAACCTACTTAAAATTATTGGGTCCGAAAAAATGGACTAAAGAAGGAAAACAAAAACTTAGTGATTTAGCTAAACTAAGAAAAGGTGATAAAAATCCATTTTATGGTAAAAATCACAGTGAAGAAACTAAACAGAAATTACGAAGTAATTGTAAAAACGATTGGATAAAAGGTATAGATCCTTCTTTACTTCCTTATACAAAATATTATATAATAACATATCCTAACGGAGAAACAAAAAAGATAGCTGGGTTAAAAGAAATCGCCAGAGAATTTAATGTTAGTATTACCAATGTATATAACACTATTAAACGAATGTCTCAAGGAAAACTTCCAACGCGAAGTGTTTTTGCAGGGCATTTTATTAAGGAAGTAGACTAGATGGATACAAC